TCCCACCTAGAAAAACTAGGCTTCAATGTGATTATGGCTCGTCAAAACTACGAGCATCGATTCCCGATATGGGACGATTTACATTTGATAGCGCAAAAACGTTTTTTCTAGGAGGTTATCTTGGCGACAGTCAATAGCACGGTTACAATCGATACCGGCGAATGGAACTACATCGATTCAACGGGTATCGGCCATCAGGTTACAAACGCCCAAACATTCCAACTTCGCATTGATGATAATAGCACGACGGATGTTAGGTATTATCTGGCCGTTAATCAAACGCCTATTACCACCACCGACGGCTACAAGCTCACCTTTCGCCCGCGCACACAACAGGGACAGGCCATAGGTACTGGCGGGGGCAATGCCTATAGGATGGTTGGGCAATTTACAGACGCCGGACAAGGTTCTAACTTCTATAGCCTTCGCGGGGAGTTTTCCATCGAATGCCCGACAACGGGCGTCGTCCAACATTGGGTTCCAGCGACTATTAATCCATCAGACGCTGACTACGGTTCTGCTGGGACTATCGGAGCGACCTTCGAGGATCAATTTGGCAACCGCATGACGATTGCATCTGGAACCACTGTCGGACAGGCGGCGTAAGGAGAACACATGGCAAATTACTCTATAACAAGAACAGTATCAGAGGACTATGATCCATCAGTTGTTGCCGCCGCACTAGAGGCTGCTTTAGAGGCGGTGGATACAGTAAAAACAATCCGTTCTATTACAGTGGGATTTAATCCTAAGTCTGGAAAGTTTTTTGGTATTTTGTTACAAGATACCTAAAATAAATGATAAACGATACTTTCAAGCGTATACAAGTCAGGGCGATGGCCTTGGTGCAAAACACCAGCACCTCAACCTCCAATGCCAACGACCTCCTTCCAAAAGTCAAGGATTGGTGTCGCACACGCTATGACAGAATCTTAAGGAGCTTCCCCTGGGATGAGCTTAATCGCAGCTATAACCTCTCTATTACTGCTAACACTCGTGATTATTCCCTTCGGTACGATCTTGAACAAATCATCAAGATTTGGGACACGACGCATGGGAAGGAGATAACGGCCTTAGACATTAGAGACCATGTGAGATTTAACGCCATAAATCTCGAAGTCTCTGGAAATGTTCAGACAGGAAATCCCGATCAATACATCGACATCGGGTCTAAGTCCTGCTCTGCTCTCCTATCCACTGCCGATAAGGTGCAAGTGTTATCCACCTCCGCTTCAGATGTAACACCCATGGTTATCCGCATCACTGGGGAAGTCAGCGGTATGCCGGTGTCGGAATCCATCACGCTTACAGGCATTACGGCAGTGGACTCCACCAACACCTTTGATTCTGGGGCGGAGCTAACTATTAGCGCGGGCACATCCGACGGCTCCCTCCAAGACCTTGCTGGAGTTGTAACTGTCCGTGAGAAAACAACCCCCGCTAATATCATCGCCAAACTATCCCCCAACGAACGTTCCCCATATTACAAATGGATTCGCCTTTCGGTCACACCCGCCTCCGCTATCACCGCCCAGGTGTGGTACAAGAAACGTTGGCTTCCCCTCACCAACGACAATGATTCCCCAATCATTCCTTGTGCCAACGAGATAGTGGAGGGCGTGGTGGCCGACGCCCTTTGGGAAGATGGGCAGGAAGTTGCGGCCCAAGCCCAAGAGTCCAAGTTTAGCAATAGTGTGACGGAGCTATGGTATAGCAGACGTCCTCGAAACCTCATCACCCAAATTGTCCCAGACTTCGGCGATCCCCAATCTTCACGCCAGCGCAATCTCTACAACCTAGGGGATAGTTACTAACTTGCCGACACTCACATCCCAACGAGCTAAGGTCAGGCAATCCGACTTCTCAGGCGGGCAGAACTCCGGCGACGACTCCCATAATATCGGAGAGACGCAGGCAGAGCTTCTTGAAAACTGCACAATCTCAACTAAGGGGAGTGTGAAACAGCGCAAAGGCATCGATCGTGTGGGGGATAACCCCGATACACTAATCTCCCGCTGGACATTCGACCAGGCAACCGTCGAAGATGATAAGGCATCCAACGATGGGACGGCCAACGCAATCACTTATGTTGCCGGAAAGTTCGGCAAGGCCGCAAGTTTCAATGGCACAACCTCAAGCATATCCGTTGCCGCTCATACCTCCATCAATGTCAATAGCATGGGGGCTTTTAGGGTATCTGCTTGGGTATATGTGGATTCGGACGGCGAAAACGATGGCGGGCGTATTGTCGATAAGATGGCCGCAACAGATGCTGGCTATCGTCTATTTGTGTTTGGGGAATCTGGCGGGACGGTCAAGCTAGACTTCGAGGTTGGGGACACTGGGACTAACACTCGTGTCATCACCTCTACCACCATGACTACCGGCGCATGGCATAAGGTTGACGCCCTCTATAACTCTGATCGCTCTGGCGACATCTATATCGATGGGGTTCTGGCAACCTATTCCACGGATACTACTGGGGGAACCGCGGCCTCCGACGACAGCGCAAACGCCCTCATCATAGGAAATAGGGCGGCAGGCGATCGATGTTTTGACGGAGAGATTGATGATCTTCGTATCTATGATGGGAGCTTCACCATAGATGATGTGGAGCTGAAGCCAATTCTTGGTATGCACATCTTTGCCGTCGGCTCCACCTACAATAAACCCATCCGAGCCAAGAACACCGACATTCAGGAGCTAAACTCCAACTTCAAGACTTGGGATAATATCACGGGGCTTACAGGACTCACCGCAGGGCTTACCACCAACTTCGTCCAAGCCACAAGTGAGCTTTTCATCCTAAATGGAACAGATAACGTCTTTAGCATCAATAGCGCATTGACTGTTACGGACGAGGGGAATGTGAACACTTCATTTCCTAGATGCACAGTAGCGGAGTGGTCGAGTATCAATCGCATGTTTGCGGGGGGATCTCTTACAGTCTCCGAACGTGACATCGTATGGTTCTCCGACTCCATTGCTCCGCACACTTGGAACCGCAATACCAATAGATTTCAAGTTCGCTCTGGTGACGCTGGCAAGATCACTTGGCTTAAGATGTTCAAGGACTTTGAGCTAATCATCTATAAGAATGATTCGATATTTGTTCTAAGCACAGAGGGGGTAACGCCTCTTACAGACTGGGATTTACGCCCGCTATCCGTCGCCATCGGTTGCCCCGCAGGACGCACAGTAAAAGACATCGGAAACGATCATATCTTCCTAGCCAATGATGGGGTGCGCCTTCTCTCACGTACCACCTTCGATAAGCTAAGAATCGGGGTTATCTCAGAACCCATCCAAGACATTATCGACTCTATCAATCAAGACGCCGTTCAAAACTCAACGGCTTTCTTTGAGAATGGGCTATACATCCTAGGCGTCCCAGTCGGCACATCCACAACGCCCAATCGCTTTGTGATTTGGGATTCAGTTGCCGCGCTTCGAAACGGAAATCCAAACTCCGCATGGACGACTATTCCTACAGACACTTGGAACTTTTCATGTATGTCCGCCTTCGGCTTCGGCGATAACAAGAAAACGATTATTGCCGGAGATGCCAGAAACCTATCCCTAAGCTACAAGGTGTTATCCGGCAATACCGATGACGGCAAAGCCATCACCCAAACCATCGTCTCAAGGGAGCTGGACTTTGGCGACCCCTTCATCGAGAAGATATTTGACCCGATGCACGTTGTGGCCGATTGCCTTGGCGGTTCCACCACAAGCGGAATATATGCCATTAGCGTATCAGCGGACAGGGGAACGTTCGCCCAAGTCAACACACTTACATCTTCAGGTCTTCTAACGACCCCTTTTACCACGCCTTCTGCCACAATCGCAGGCTCTGAGTTCGAGGAGGAAACATCCCGAACCAAGTTCATCGGTCGTGGAAATTCTATAAGAGTTAAGGCAACAAACTCAGTCTATAACACTAATCCGGCGTTTCTTGAGTTCACTATGCACGCACGTCCTTATCAGGGGAGAGTGGGTTAAATGGGTATCATAGCACTTCCAAGTTTCGGTTCTGATCCTGCGACAATCACAGCAGCTGGTCTTGACGGCAAAGTAGACCCTCTAGCTACTGAGTTTAACGGCTCTATCGATAACGACAATATCAAGGCATCTGCTGGAATTGTATATTCCAAGCTAAACCTCGCGACATCCGTTGTAAACGCCGACATCTCCGCATCTGCGGCCATCGTTGCCTCAAAGCTAGACTTATCGACAGTCGCCCAAACAATCGCTATGTCATCCAAAGCGATGAATTGGGCCAAGGGAAGCGATATCGCCTCTGCGACTACGACCGATATCGGGGCTATGGTAGGAAACTACGGCGATGTCACAGGCACAACGACTATCACCGCCCTTGGGACTGTTCAGGCAGGAACCTTTAGAATCGTAAGATTTACCGGGGCTTTGACGCTAACTCACAACGCATCTAATCTTATTCTTCCATCCGCAGCAAACATTACAACAGAGGCTAATGACACAGCAGGCTTTGTGTCCCTAGGACTTGGGAATTGGAAGTGTGTGTGGTATCAGAGATATTCTGGGGCTTCTTTAGCTGGTATTTCTGCTGCTACTCAAGCAGAGCAGGAAACAGCTACTTCTACTACCGTAACTGTTACGCCAGGGCGTCAGCAATATCACCCATCTGCCGCAAAAGTATGGGCTATTTTTGATGGAAGAACGACTGGAACAAACGCCCCAACAGCTGGGTACAATGTTACAAGTGTTACTAGGAATTCTACTGGAAATTACACAATTAATCTTACTACAGCTTTTAGCAGTGCTAATTATGTAGTTATGGTTACACAAAAAGTAAATGAAAGTGATTCTATAGGAGTATCTGCACTAGCAGCAGCTGCTAGTAATCCAGCTGCTGGTTCTTTCGGAGTAATTACATCAGATATAAATGGTTCAAGAATCGACTCATTTCAAGTTCATGTTGTAGCTTTTGGTGACCAATGAGACTAAATAAAGAGGAATTAATCACAGCAGGGATTCTAACTGCCATCGTCACCCCGTGGAAGTGGTGGATACTCACCATCCCCCTCTGTGCCTTCCTCTGGGCCTTAACC